GGTTGAGAGTGTGTGTAAGACATACAAGCCTGACATTGTGGTGCTTGACATGGGTGACAAGTTCGCCAAGACTGCTGGCTACTCTCGTACTGATGAGGCACTAAAGGCTAACGCTATCTATGCCCGACAGATTGCCAAGCAGCATGGCTGTGCTATCTTCTACATGTCTCAGCTATCAGCAGAGGCAGAGAACAAGGTGGTACTCAATCAGTCCATGATGGAAGGCTCACGTACAGGTAAGGCAGCAGAGGCTGACCTGATGCTGTTGATTGCTAAGAACCCACCAGTGGAAGGTGCTGACGAAGAGGACACCATGCGTCACCTTAATGTCGTTAAGAACAAACTGTCTGGGTGGCATGGCATTGTCCACACTAATCTGAACTACAAGACAGCTAGGTATGAGGCATGATTAACAGAGACATACACAAAGAGTTATGTGATAAGTATGAGGAATTAAAGAAACAGTATAGCTTGGGGCGTGAACAGTACGCCCAAGTCCAGCGTGATGCAGACTACTGGGAGACACAAGCCAAGACCTTACGCACACGTAATGAAAAGCTAGAGGCACAGGTTAAGTTGTGGCAAGGCACAGGGCTATGAGTGATGAGGTCAAGGATGCTGCACAGGTACAGGCAGAGCAAGCCTTTGATGGCTTCATGTACTGGATGAAGAAGGGTACGATCTGGTCTTGCATAGTCCTTGGATTTGTGGTATTCGGTTGTAATGCTGGTGTTGAGGATGATGCCTACCCTGCATACAACGGTGAGCAATATGCACCAACTAACATGGGGAATGACTGATGATTGAAGTAATTGTAACACAAGACATGTTATACAAAGCACATAACAAGTCAGAAGAGATGGGCAGATTAAACAACTCCATAACAAAAGGTAAAGGTAACTTAGCAGGATTTTTAGGTGAACAAATAGCCCTTCAAGTACTTGGTGGTAAATGGTCTAATACGTATGACTATGACTTAGTTACTCCCGACAACAAAAAAGTAGATGTAAAAACAAAACAAACAACTGTCACCCCTCGCCCATACTACGAATGTTCTGTAGCAAAATTTAATACCCGACAAAAATGTGACTTGTATGCTTTCGTTAGGGTAAAAAATACAATGGATGTAGGTTGGTTTCTAGGGTCTATGGGACACGATGAGTACTATGACAAAGCTACCTTTCTAAAGAAGGGAGATGTAGACCCGTCAAATAATTTTACAGTGAAAGCAGACTGCTATAATTTAAAGATTGAGGAGCTAGTTATATGATAGAAGTAACTTACGTAGATCACATGGGCAGTGACCTGTCTGTAGTAAATGCAGCACGTGTATCCTTTGGTAAGAAGAGTGAGGCATTGGGTGCGTCAGGTGTAGAGGGACAACCTATGACACCTATCCTCAATGACCCTGACAAGAGGTTGATTAAATACCTAGCAAAGCATAGGCACATGTCACCCTTTGGTCATGCCTTTGCGTCCTTCCATGTCAAGGCTCCAATCTTTGTAGCTAGACAACTGGTCAAGCATAAGTTCTTACGTTGGAATGAGATTAGCCGTAGGTATGTAGATGATGAGCCTGAGTTCTATATGCCTGATCAGTGGCGTGGTAGGGCTGATGATAAGAAGCAAGGTAGTGCTGGTATAGTAGAAGATGTTAGAGTAGGCGATATCAGCTTAACTGTTAAGGTTCTTTATAATAGCTTGATAGAAAGAGGTGTCTGTCCAGAGCAAGCACGTATGGTGTTGCCACAAAGCACCATGACTGAATGGTATTGGTCAGGTAGTCTTGACGCCTTTGCTGACATGTGTATACTAAGATGTAAAGAAGACACCCAACTTGAGACTGCACGTGCAGCACAGTGTATATCTCAGGCTATGCAAAATCTGTTTCCTATATCATGGGAAGCATTGACTGAATGATAGGACACCCGACAGATGATACTGACGCTAGACGTAGAAAATACAACAACGACACGTGATGGTAAGCTACACCTTGACCCATTCGAGAAAGACAATTCACTGACACAGGTAGGCACACTGGATCAATCAGGTAATGAGCATATCTTTACCTTTGACCATTCAGAAAAGCAGGGTACGCCCTTTGACCATCAGTGTGTACAGGCTATACTTGACAAGACAACAGTGATGGTTGGTCACAACATTGTGCATGATATGTTGTGGCTATGGGAGTCAGGCTTTACCTATGACGGTAAGGTGTTTGACACCATGCTTGGTGAGTATATCCTGCAGCGTGGGCAGAAGCAACCCCTGTCCCTTGATGCCTGTGCAGAACGGTATGCCTTGGACACACAGAAGCAGGACACACTCAAGGACTACTTCAAGAAGGGCTACACCACACGTGACATTCCGTTGGCTGAGTTGACAGAGTATCTGTCCCATGATCTACATGCCACACAGCAGCTATACAATACCATTGTATCTAAGTTGGAAGGCACTAGGTTACATGACAGCATTGACCTAACAAACCAACTTGCATTGCATCTAGCTAAGATTTATCAGCGTGGGTTCAAGGTGGATACTGATGCGTTGGAGACAGTTCGTAAAGAGTATGAGGGTGAACGTGATGCGTTGGTGCTTAGTCTTGACCAACATACCCGTTATCTAATGGGTGATCGTCCTATCAATCTAAACAGTCCAGAGCAACTATCGTGGGTTGTGTATGGCCGTAAGGTTGATGACAAGAAAGAATGGGCCACACTATTTGATGGTCGTATGGTTGATGCTAAGTTCAAGTCTACTGTTACCAAGCACTCAACCAAGTTGTACAAACAGAAGGCAAAGCAATGCAAGACCTGCTATGGTAGTGGGCAAATCAGGAAGGTAAAGAAAGATGGAAATCCTTTTGCAAGACCCAGCAGGTGTGTCGGGTGTGATGGTTGTGGGTATACTTTTATGGATACTAACGAGTTAGCTGGCCTACAATTCGTTGCACCTACCACTAAGTTTACTAGTGCCAATGGTTTCAGTACAGGCAAGGACAGCCTGACATACCTTGAGGGCGTAGCCAGAGCCAAGCAGATGCCAGAGGCAGAGAAGTTCTTACAGAATATGAAGCGGCTCAATGCTATTGAGGTCTACATATCCAGCTTCATTGGTGGCATATCCACACACACTAAGGCAGACGGTAAGCTACATGCCCGTCTGTTGCAGCACAGGACAGGCACAGGCAGACTATCAGGTGCTGACCCTAACATGCAGAACATGCCACGTGGCGGTACGTTTCCTGTCAAGCGTGTATTCATATCCCGTTGGGAGGGTGGTCAGATTATGGAGGCTGACTTTGCCCAGCTAGAGTTCCGTGTTGCTGCCTTTCTGTCACAAGACAAGGTTGCCATTGAAGAGGTCAAGACAGGGTTTGATGTTCACGCCTACACCGCCAAGACAATCACAGATGCTGGACAGCCTACCGCCCGTCAAGCTGCCAAGGAACACACCTTCGCCCCACTGTTCGGGGCCACAGGGTTTGGTCGTACACCAGCAGAGGCTGCGTACTACACAAAGTTCATGGACAAGTACAAAGGTATTGCTGAATGGCACAAGCGACTAGCCAATGAGGTGATGGCTACTGGTTGCATTACTACACCATCAGGCAGGGCATTTGCTTTCCCTGATGCCAAGCGTAACAAACATGGAGGTGTGTCATATTTCACACAGATAAAAAATTATCCTGTGCAGTCCTTTGCAACTGCTGACATTGTACCTATATGTCTGATATACATTGACAAGATGTTGGAGGCAAACAAGATGCAGAGTTGCATTGTCAACACAGTGCATGACAGTGTGGTACTTGACATACATCCAGACGAGACAGACAAGGTGCTAAAGATTATCGACAGAACAAACGACAAGCTAATCTCCATTGTCAATAAGAAATGGAACATCGACTTCAACATTCCTCTATTATTAGAGGCAAAGATTGGACCGAATTGGCTTGACACAAAAGACGTAGCATGATATAACTACAAAATTGATCAGTGTTAAGGAGAAAATACACATGACAGAACTAACAGTAATCGACACAAGTAACTACGCAGCAATGGCAAAAGCAATGGGCATGGGCCAAGCCGCCACTGAGAAAAAGACCAGCGCACTTGCCCGTCTTCGTATCAATCATACACCAGTGATGGGACAGGCAGAGGTTAAGGGTAAGCAAGTAAATGTAGAGGTAGTAGAGGGTGGCACATACAAGCTAGAGATTCCTGATGGCCCTACCTACTACGCAGAACAGGTAAGCATCCGTCCATTCCTTCAGCGGTTTATGTACAAGAAGTTTGTCATGGGTACTGACACTACACCTAACCGCTACGTCAAGACAGTGATGGGTGACAATCTTAACGCCGATATGAAGGACAATGCTGGCGGCTTCAACTGTGGCAAACCTTCTGGTTGGATTGAAGACTTTGCAAGTCTGCCTGACAGCATGAAAGAATTGATCCGCTCTATCAAACGTGTTCGTGTCTTGTTTGGTACGGTCGATATGGTCAACCCTACAGATGCATCAGGCAATCCTGTGGATGCACCTACTACACCGTTTATCTGGGAGGTTGAGAACCGTGATGCGTTCAAGACCATTGGCAACATCTTTACCAAGCTAGGTAAGATGCAACGCCTACCACCACAGCACTATGTCAAGGCTACCACAGAGAAACGTGACCTACCTAATGGTAGTTGCTTCTATCTGCCAGAGGTATCTCTTGATCTAATGACTACACTGGACATGGACAATGATACACAGGGTACATTCGCTGACTTCATTGCATGGATTGCTAACTACAACCAGTATATTCTTGGTGAGTGGGGTGACAAAATGCAGCATGACAATGAGGAAATCCCTGATGCCATTGTAGAAGACTTAGTGGACATTGACGAGGACTTTGTGTAATGCTAGACATGCCACCATCAGGCATTGTCTATGACATGTCAAATGAAGCGTACCACAAGCAAGTAGGGTACAGTTCGTCTGCCATTAAAACGGTGTGTAAGCAATCTCTTGCACACTACATGGCACAGAAACCATTGGGTGACAGCCCAGCATTTGCATTGGGGAGTGCAGTACACGCTACGTTACTTGAGCCAGAGCGTGACCTAGTTATCAAGGGACCAAAGACACGTGTGTCTAAGCTGTTCAAAGACCTGTACGCTAACAAGACTGAAGACCAAGTTGTCCTTACAGAAGTGGAATACCATGTACATAAAAAGATGTGTGAGTCTGCACTGGCTAACGACAAGTGCATGAAGCTGCTAACAGACAAGCGTAGGGTCACAGAGAGTAGCATATTTACAAGTGATCCTGCCAACGGTTTGAACCTAAAGACAAGACCAGACCTATACATACCAGAGACAGGACAAATTGTTGACATCAAGACTACTATCGACGCTTCACCAAAAGGTTTTGCGGAACAAGTGGGTAAGTACGCTTATCATATACAAGGTGCTTTCTATTTGCATACTTGTAAACTGGCTGGCCTAGACGTAAAAGAGTTTAGCTTTATGGCTATTGAAAAGACTGCACCTTACATAGCACACGTGCATGTTATGTCACCTGAGTTAGTAATACAAGCAACTAAAAGGGTTAAAGAAACACTTGACTTTATAGCTGAAGCTAATAAGACAGGTGACTTTGGAACTGGTTGGGGTGATTACTCAACACTTAAAGTAGGAGACTTTTAATGTTTGATGAAGAAGAAGTAAAGGAACTTGAAGCAAAAATTGCAGACATGGAGACTGCTTTAAAAGCCGCCAAGCAAGACCTAAAGCATAAGAAGTATGGCCCCTTGAGGGACGCCATTGCCAC